AAGATTTACACGAAAAGATTTTATGGATGGAGTTTACACTTATTCATGGGATAAAACAAGATGGGACAGATTAAGAAGAGATGGTTGGATAGATACTTGGAGACATCGTAATAGAACTACTATAATGTACTCAGTGTTTAAAACATCTTTTAAGTGTGCTCAAATGATAAGTAGAATTTATAGAATACTTTTAGGTGAAGAAGATTTACCTACATCAGAAAGAAGTATTTTTTACAATAACAAATCATATACTGATAAAGTTTACAATAAAGCTATTGATGATATGATAAAAGACAAAGATAGATAATGGGATTTAAACTAGGTAAAGCAAGACAACCAGAAATAACATATGGAGTTTTAAAATCTAAACTTAAGTTTGGTGGTGAAGCTGGCAGTGATGCTTCAGTGCCTGGTACACCTGTTATTAGAAAAACATTAGATGAAGGTATATTAGGTGAAGCTAATATGGATGGTACTATATTTATAAGTGATAAAATAGTGCCTGGCAGCGAAGAAGAAAGACAAGTTATAAATCACGAGATGCGACACGCTACAGATATGAAATTAGGTAAGCTAGCATATTCAGATGATAGTGTAACTTATAATGGACAAGTATATCCTAGAAAAACAATAAATGGAAAAGATATGATAATAGTAGATGGTGTTGCAAAAGAAGCAGGTAGTGAAGGTTTTCCATGGGAAAAAGAAGCAAATAACGGTAATGAGCATGGAAGTATTTAAAGATAATAACGACTGGAACGAAAAATCTATTGTAGGTTTTATTGCATTTGCAATAATGTGTGTGATTATGATAGCAGACTTAGTTACAGGTTATGTAGGTAAAGATTTAATAATTAACGAATTTGTATACGATTCATTTGTACTAGTTGTACTTGGATGTTTCGGTATAAGTGGATTAGAAAAATTTGCAAAAAAATGAGTTTATTAACAAACATAGATGGTATACCATTATATAGTACAGTAAAAGAAGCTTTAGACTGGGCTAGAGCTAATGGATTAAGAGGTTTTCATACACATCAATATAACGGTGTTACTGGATATATGGGAGGTTTTACTCATAGTGGATCAACAGGTGCAAATCAAAACAATAACAACAACACGCCGCCACCAAGCGCAAGCCCAATGTCTGGAAGTAGCGGTGGTTCATATTAAAATTAAATTATGTTAAAAAACTTATTGTCAGGCGGAGCTGCTGAACTAGTTAAAAATGTTGGAGGCGTATTAGACAACTTAACAACTAGCAAAGAAGAAAAGCTTGAAGCAGAAAGAAAAATAAAAGAATTAATTGCTAACTACGAAGTTGAAATGGAAAAGAACATTACAGCTCGCTGGGAAGTAGATTTAAAATCAGACTCATGGCTAAGCAAAAATGTTAGGCCATTAGTATTAATATTTTTAATAGTATGCACCATGCTATTAATATTTATAGACGCAGGTGCATTAAAGTTCAATGTAAAAGATTCTTATATTGACTTATTACAACTAGTATTAATAACTGTGATCGGTGCTTATTTTGGCGGTAGATCACTAGAAAAAGTAAAAAAATAAAATTATGGCAAGTATACACGGAGGCTCAGGTAATGAGCTATTTTATCATGGATCTACACTATTAAACGGTGATGGCGCTAAAATAGATTTAGATGGCACTACATCTAAATATTTTGTTTGTGCTATAACTGTTTTAGCAGCAGCAAAGTTTCAAGTTTTAAACATATTAGATGGTGGTGTTAGACTTGGACTTGGTAACACTCACTTTGTTTCTACAGAAGATACGCAAACATTAGATACTGATTGGGGTGGTGAAACTGCAGAATCTGATAACGACCAAACTGTTTTGGCAGCTGGTAGTGGTAGTGTTGAGTTTCCAGCAGGCGTAACAATATACGGCATGTGGGATAACGTAGAGTTACACGCTGGAAGTGTTATATGTTACGTAGCTCCAAGACCTGATTATCAAGAAAGAACTAGAGCAGCATCAATATAAATAAACAATTAACTTAAATTAAATAAAATGGCAAAAAAAGAAAAAGTCGTAGACTTAAAACCAGAAAAAATAACTGACGAGCAGTTAGAAAAAGTACAAAACACTGTTAACACAATAAATAGAGCTCAGCTTGAAATAGGTTCTATGGAAGTTAAAAAGCACGAGATAATGCATCAATTAGCTGGTATTAGAGAACAGTTGTCAGCTTTACAAAAAGATTTTGAAAAAGAATATGGTACTTTTGATGTTGATATACAAACTGGTAAAATAAATTATCCTGACAATGGCGAAGTTAATAAGAAAAATTAGTGTAGGTAAAGACTACAAAAACGACGCTATGCACTACGCTGTTGGTCAAGAGGTTTACGGTGGACATACTATTTGCGATATTATAGAAGAAGATGATAAATACTCTATATATATTAAAAAGAAAAAAGATGTACTACCTTGGAAAGACTTTAACAAAAACATGGCTGTATCTGTAGAATATAACTTAGAGTACTAATGAAAAGTGTTTACAACTTTGTTGTAACACCAAAAGGTAAAAGATATAATAATACTAAAAAAGTTGGAGACTCAGAGTTGATACTTAATACTGAGATTTTTAACCATCAATATGTAAATAGAGAAGCTATTGTTATATCAACTCCTATAGTTGGTGATACAGATATAAAAGCTGGCGATACAGTTATAGTGCATCATAATGTTTTTCGTAGATGGCACAATATAAAAGGTGTAGAAAAAAATAGTAGAAGTTATTTTAATGAATCTACTTATTTTATAAACTACGATCAAATATTTCTATATAAAAGAAATGATAATTGGGTAGCACCAAAAGGTTATTGCTTTGTAAAACCATTAAAAGCTATAGATCAATTTAATATTGAATCAGAAAAACCTTTACAAGGTGTTGTTAAATATTCTGACGGCACTGTAAATGTAAACGATCTTATAGGATTTAGACCTAGTAGCGAATATGAGTTTATAGTTGATGGTGAAAGGTTATATAGAGTTTTATCTAAATTTATTACAATTAAATATGAATATCAAGGAGACGAAGAAGAATATAATCCAAGCTGGGCGCAAAGCAGTTAATGAGCTGATTAAAGTTGCAGAAGAAAAAATTATTACAAATACTGAAGATGATGTATCAGCTGATAGACTAAAAAATGCAGCAGCTACTAAAAAACTAGCTATATTTGACGCATTTGAAATACTTAACAGAATCCAAGAAGAAGAAAACTTGCTTGAGGGCAAAACACCTGAAGAGGCAAAGAAAAAAGTATTTAAAGGATTCGCAGAAGGTAGATCTAAGTAATGTACGAGCAAAGTTTAGTTAAAATAATTGAGCCTATAAAAAAGACTACTATTAGTAGACTTAACAAAGGTAAGAAGTGGAAATACGGCTATAATAAAGAACACGATATAGTTGTTATATCTCACACGGGACAAATTGGTGACATTATACAGATACAAAATTTAAATATAGCGCTACCAAAGGCTCCTAAACAAATATATAAGCATGCCGATAATAAATGGGTAAGATTCGAGCAACCTAAAGAACTCTCTCGTTTAAAAAATATATTTGATTGGAGAAGTTATCCGGAAAGCAGTAAAGAAAAATGGTACGATTATATAGACCAAGAGTTCAAACGACGAGAAGAAGGGTTTTGGTTTACTAATAATGGTAATCCAACCTGGATAACTGGTACGCACTATATGTATCTTCAATGGAGTAAAATTGATGTAGGTGCACCTGATTTTAGAGAAGCAAACAGGTTGTTTTATATATTTTGGGAAGCATGCAAAGCTGATAAAAGATGTTATGGTATGTGTTACTTAAAGAACAGAAGATCAGGCTTTTCGTTCATGTCATCTGCAGAAACAGTTAATTTAGCTACTATTTCAAGTGATAGTAGATATGGTATACTGTCTAAAACAGGTGCTGATGCTAAAAAAATGTTTACTGATAAGGTTGTTCCAATATCTATTAACTATCCGTTTTTCTTTAAACCGATACAAGATGGTATGGATCGACCTAAAACTGAATTAGCATATAGAGTACCAGCTAGTAAGTTTACAAGAAAAAAGATAACTGCTAACGAACAGATAGAAGATATACAAGGTTTAGATACAACTATTGATTGGAAAAATACTGGTGATAATAGTTATGATGGTGAAAAACTAGCTTTGTTAGTACACGATGAAAGCGGTAAGTGGGAAAGACCAGATAATATATTAAACAATTGGCGTGTTACAAAAACATGTCTTAGATTAGGTAGTAGAATTATTGGAAAGTGCATGATGGGTAGTACTTCAAACTCTTTAGATAAAGGTGGTGAAAACTTTAAAAAATTATACAATGCGTCAAATGTCACTAAGCGAAATAGAAACGGTCAAACAAAATCTGGTTTATACTCTTTGTTTATCCCAATGGAATGGAACTACGAAGGATTTATTGA